AAGCATGGAAGGGATCAGGGAAACCTGGTCCCTTTTTTAAATGAGCGAATCAAAAATATTTGACACAAATTCAGACCTTGGAATTACTCGGACGTGGCACTACGACGCGGATACCGACAAGGCGACCATACAGACAAGTCAAGATGTAACTGCGATCATTGAAGAAAACCGAAGCATCTACAACCAGGGCGAGAAGCACGATAAATATGGAGAGTGGAGCCGCGTGGCGTCCATACCATTGAGCGTCTACTTCAATCTCAAGGCAGAGGGTAAGTTAGAGGATGAGGCGTACATGAAACGCTGGCTGAACGATCCCGAAAACCAATACTTTAGAACTCGACCAGGACAAGTATGAACTATGTAGCAGTCTGCACGCCAGCGCGTGATATGGTCCACACAAACTTCACCTACTGCCTGGTGAACATGGTGGCGTATCACACTATCAACACTACCGATGCCGTATCTCTCAAGATCATGCAGGGTACGCTGATACAGAACCAGCGCGCTGATTTAGCGTTGGACGCGATGGCCGAGGGCTGCACGCACATATTGTTCATTGATTCGGATATGACGTTTCCGCAGGACATGGTAGGCCGGTTGCTAAAGCATGACATGGACATTGTGGCCACCAACTGCGCACGGCGCCGTATGCCTACCGGACCCACAGCGCAGAACTACAAGCCTGATGGTACGCGGGAGCTGGTGTACACCATGCCAGAGTCCACCGGAATTGAGGAAGTTGGCTCCATTGGCATGGGCGTGATGCTGATTAAGCGTAATGTCTTTGAAAAGCTGTCAGAGCCGTGGTTTGAGACGCCCTGGCGACCCAAGGAGCGCGGATACATTGGTGAAGATATTTTCTTCTGCCGTAAAGCGCAGGAGGCAGGGTTTAAAATCCACATTGACCATGACGTAAGCAAAGAGATTGGTCACATTGGCACGTTTGAATTCAAGCACGACCATACATGGGTGATGCGAGAGCTTGAGGAACAGGAAAAGGCAACGTAATGGCTCTGACAACGTACACGGAGTTAAAGACATCAATCGGTGATTGGCTTAACCGCACCGATCTCACGTCTGCCATTGCCGACTTTATCTCTCTGTCTGAGGCTCAGATTGAGCGCCAGTTACGCACCAGGCAGATGATTACTCGGTCTAATGCAAACATAAACACCGAGTACGCTGCTTTGCCTAGCGACTTTTTAGAGACAAAATCGTTTAAGCTGACAAGCACAAACCCCGTCACTCCTATGGTGTTCCAGACCATTGATGCGCTTGATGATCTATCTAGGACGTTTTCTGCTGCCTCGCGTCCTAAATACTTTGGCATTGTCGGTGGCCAGGTAAGGGTTGTTCCAACTCCTGACGCAACCTACACCACAGAATTAATTTATTACTCAAAATTGAGCAAGTTGTCATCTACTGTATCAAGCAATTGGTTACTGGTTGCCAGCCCCGATATTTACCTTTACGGTAGCTTGTTACAAGCTGCTCCATACTTGCAAGATGATGCGAGAATACCTGTGTGGACAAGCCTTTACGACAAGGCATTGACTGATTTACAAGTTGCCGATGATCGCGGAGCCACATCCGGTGGAGCGATGTCTGCGCGTGCTAGGTCCTTTGGATAATTTAGGAGTCTTTTATGCAATCCGAGAAAATTAAGCTGACAGAAACATCCGACGTTTCTATATTTAAACCTAACGATATGATGGAAACTATCGGGGTTACCGGCTATTACAACGTCCAGTGCGTCGGACCTGATGGCCAAGTTAAGTGGACTGATTCCATTAAAAACTTAGTGGTTACAGTTGGCAAGAATGACTTGCTGGACAAATACTTTGCCGGTTCTGCCTACACCGCTGCCTGGTACATGGGTCTAGTAGATGGTGCATCTACCCCTACCTATGCCGCTGGCGATACCCTGGCATCTCACGCTGGCTGGACAGAGAGCACGGCCTACTCTGGTAGTAACAGGGCGACAGTGGCCTGGAATGCTGCCTCTGCTGGCTCTAAGGCATCTACTGCTACATCATTCAGCATTAACGCTACAGCGACCATTGCAGGAGCATTGCTGACCGTTACCCAGGTGCGCGCGACAACTACAGGTGTCTTGTACTCTGCTGGATCGTTTAGCGGTGGTAACCGTTCTGTGGTGAACGGAGATACATTGAACGTCACTTATACGGCATCTGTTTAAGGAAACTATCATGGCTTTTAAAACAGGTGATTCCGTCAAAGTTAAGAATACAGATATGGTTGGCATTGTCCAAGGTGCTGCGGTAGATAGTGATGCGACTTTGTTGCTGCGTGTTTCTTACACAGACCAAGACAATATTTCTCAAGAACGTTTCTTCAAAGCAGAAGAAATAGAAGCTACATAATTTAAGGGGGTTTTATGGCTCTAGTCTTAGCCGATAGGGTTCAAGAAACAACCACAACAACCGGAACTGGTACTGTCACTTTGGCAGGAGCCGTTTCCGGTTTTCAGTCATTTTCTGCTGTTGGAAATGCTAACTCTACCTACTACACCATCACAGGTGGAACGGATTGGGAGGTTGGCATTGGAACGTACACATCATCTGGCACAACGCTATCGAGAACTACAGTGCTTTCGTCTAGCAATTCTGGTTCACTGGTAAGTTTTTCAGCAGGTTCAAAAAATGTGTTTGTAACCTATCCATCTAGTATGGCCGTGCCAGAAGGTAAGGCAATAGTTTTGGCAATGGTTTTTGGATACTGAGGTACAAATATGGCAAACCCGAACATCATTAACGTAGCATCAATTTACGGCAACACCAGCTATTTAATTCCTAGCACGACATCTGCTACGACTTGGACTGCGCTTACTCCCGCTGCTGGTACGGTCAACAAAATTGACAACATTGTTGCGTCAAATGTGACTGCCGCCGTTGCAACGGTAACCGTGGCAATCAATAGCGCAGCGGCTGGAGCAGGAACAGCATATCGCCTTGTTTACCAAGTTCCAGTTCCGGTAAACGCTTCAATTGTTGTTGCTGATAAAAGCACGGCGTTTTACCTTGGTGAAGCACAGTCTATTGTGGTGACTGTCGGTACAGCATCTGCAATTGAATTAACGGCATCTTATGAGGCGATTACCTAATGTCCACTAGGTACAAAGGTTCTGTTATGGCTGCTACGGCAGCAGTTAATAGCACGACTACGGCTGTTGGTATTTGGCGTTCCAATGAAATTATGCAGGCGTTACAAGCTGCGTCATGGCCTTTTTTAAGTTCTCCACCTACTAGCATTGAGTATTTGGTTGTTGCTGGTGGCGGCGGTGGATTCAAAGGAAAAAGTGGTACTTATTGGGGTGGCGGCGGCGGTGCTGGTCAAGTATCATCTTCGTCAAGTTTTTCTGTTACTTCAAATACTGCTTACACAATCACTATTGGTGCGGGTGGCGCAGATCAAGTAAATCTTGATGTAAATGGAAATACAGGAAGTGCATCAGTAATTTCTTCTGTAACAGCATCAGGTGGAGGCGGTGGTTTATACAACACTGGATATGGCGGTACATCTGGTAATTCTTTTATAGGTGGCGCACCTGGGGGTTTTCCCACGGCTGGTGGTGGTGGTGGCGCTGGACAAGCTGGTTCTGCTCAAAATGGTGGTAACGGGGTAACTAGTAGCATTAATGGAACATCTACTTACTACGGTGGCGGCGGTAGTGCGGGAAGGGGAGATTCAAATACGGTTGGAACTCCTGGCCTTGGTGGTGGTGGAACAGGCTCTAATAGTGTTAACTACACGGATGCTCTTTGCCGTGGCGCGGCTAATACAGGCGGAGGCGGAGGAGGCGGAGGCGGTAATAACAATAAAGGTTCTGCTGGCGGTTCTGGTGTTGTTATTGTTGCTTATTCAAGCGCTTTTGATAGCATTTCTACTTTTTCTTCTGGTTTAGTTGTTAACGGCGTAACTACTACTGGTTCTAATGCTCCGTCTCCAGATACGACATCACGTTCTGGTTACAAAGTTTATACTTTTACAGCGGGTACTGGAACATTTCAATGGGCTGGTTCTGCTCCAACACCTACTCCTCCTTCAACTGTTAGCTATTTGGTTGTTGCTGGTGGTGGTGGTGCTGCTGGGGTAGATGGCGGTGGTGGTGGAGCAGGTGGTTTTAAAACAGCCGCAGGATTTTCTGTTGCTGCTTCAACAAGCTACACGGTAACAGTTGGTTCTGGCGGTACTGGCGCGCCATATACAGCTACGGCAACTTCCGGCAGCAACTCTGTTTTCTCAAGCATAACGTCAACCGGTGGCGGTTACGGTATGTGGTCTGGACAAACAGGCGGCAACGGTGGTTCTGGTGGCGGTGGATGTGACGGTGGTTCTGGTGGCACTGGTATTTCTGGGCAAGGTTTTGCTGGTGGAAATAGTACAAGTGGTACGTTAGGTGGCAATACTTCTGGAGGTGGTGGTGGTGGAGCTTCTGCGGCTGGTGTTGCAGGAACAACTACTACTGGCGGTAACGGTGGCGCTGGAACATCATCATCAATTACTGGAACTGCAACGACTTACGCAGGCGGTGGTGGTGGCGGTAAATTTTCAAGCCCAGGAACAGGTGGTGCTGGAGGTGGTGGAAACGCCACTACAGGTGGTGCTGTGGGTAATGCTGGAACAGTTAATACTGGTGGTGGTGGAGGTGCTGTAGGCGGTTCATCGGCAACAACTAATGCTGGTGGTGCTGGTGGCTCTGGAATAGTTATTATTTCCTATCCCAATACATCTTCGGACATTGCATCATTCTCTAGTGGTTTGGTTGTTAACGGTGTAACCACAACGGGGTCTAATGTTCCGGCAGCAGATACAACATCTTCCGCTGGAAATAAAATTTATAAATTCACTGCCGGTACTGGCACATTTCAATGGTAGGAAATATGGCACATTTTGCACAACTTGACGAAAATAACATTGTTGTCCAAGTGATTGTTGGAGTGGACGAGCCGCATGATGG